GGAAGCAACCGACCTCGCCGACGGTGCAGGCGGTGCTCACCGGGAAGTTGCTGAGCGTCGCCGGACCGGTAGTTACAGTACCGGTCAGATTGCTGCCGCCGGGGTTATTGGTCTTCCCGAACGAGTTGAAGCTCGACGGAAAGTAATCGTCGATCATCACGATGGCGTTTTTGAAACGGAAGCCCATCGCGCCGAAGAACGGGTCGCGCACACCCGCGCCGTCCATGCCGAACCGCTGCTGCTGCTGAATACGGTTCTCGACGAAGTTGTTCAGCGGCTTGTTGCAGGTGAACAGATCCGGCTGATCCTGCCCGCGCACCGCCAGAATGTACATCGCGTTGAACTGCGCGTACTGGATGGTTCCGGCGGCACCGGATGCCTGCCCGCCCCAGTAGGTATTGCCGTTCAGCGCCGCACCGATGTTACCGTTGCGCTGCGCGGTGCCGTAGGTACCGTAGACCCCGCCTTCGTAAGACGGGTCCACACCGTTGTTGTAGGCTTCAACCCAGCCGTTAATATTGATTGTGCGGGGCGCGATCTGTCCGTTCTGCTGGATGTCCAAAGCCATGATCGTGGACATTGTCAGGTATGCGTTCGCCATATCGGTTTCAAGCAGCGAGAAGACCGCGAGATCGCCGGTGTTCAGGACCGAAATGTCTTCGAGGTATTCGATAATCATCACCACGTAATAACGCGGGTCGAACACATTGCTGCTGATAGTGAGCGGTTTGGTCAGGTTGAAACCGCCCATGCCTTTGGGGTAGGCACCACCGAGAAGCGGCGCGTACAATTGCAGGTTGCGCATGAACGCGCCGCCTTCGAAGGGTATGAGACACTTGCTGCGAAGGTGAGCCTGAAATACCGAGGACAGGAAAAACTCATCCTCGATAGCGTCCTGGTTAACTTCGGGAAGCGTGGTCTCGTTGATAGGATCTAACAACGGGTCTGCCAAAGCAGTTACCTCCTAAAATGATCTGTTGTCCTGCGTCAGGACGCCTTCCTGCCGTAACCGGCAGAGCCTCCGCGCTCCAGAAACTTCTGCGCAGCCCGCTGCGCCGCCGGCATGCGGCCCGCGCCGCCCTGCCGCACATGCTGCCCCGGCGCGACCTGCAATACAGGAATGCCATCTCCCGCCGGTCCGGCAGCCTTTACGGGATCGGTCTCAAATGTACGGAACCTGGTTTTGAACGCGCCGCTGATCCCCGCCCCGCCGTCGGTGAAGTCGTTCGGCCTGGGGCCGGTAACCACTTCCAATGCCGCTTTGCTGCGGGCGTCCGCATCGGCCCTGTCGCGTTCCTCGGCCCAGCGTACCTTTTCACTTTCAAGGCGTTTCTGCATGCGCAGTCCGCTGTCTCCGGCAATGTTGAACTTCTGCTCCCATACGTCGCGCAGGCCGCCGTGCGTGCCCTCACGGGCAACCTTCAGGATTTCCTGCTGTTCGGCGAAGGTGAGCGGCTTGCCGGTAAGTTCCTGATGTTCGCGGTTGATTTCCGACCAGATGATCGGCAGCGACGCCATCGCGCCCAGTTCGGGAATCATCTGACCGGCGAACTTCGCTTCCGCTTCCTTCAGGATGTCCGCTTTGAAAACGGCCAGCCGGGTGTCCAGATCCGGGGTGTTATCCACCACAGCGCCCTGTTTGCGTGTTTCGATCAGTTCCGACATGCCGGGAAGGTCCTCGTCGGTCAACTGATACTTGTCGCGCAAAATCTCCATCAGCGCCTTCGCCTTGGCCGTGCTGATCCTGCCAACCGCCACTTCTTTCATAATCGCGGCTTTTTCCGCGTCGGCGGCGACCAGCGCGGCGCGCGCGGCCTTCAGTTGTCCGTCCACATCGCCAAGCTGCCTGCGCTGCTCGGCTAATTCCTGCGACTTCTTCGTGTAATCGGCGGTACGCGTGTACCCGCCGACGAATTTTACCGCCAGTGCGTCGTTCTTCGTGTACCGGTCCAGCAGGAACGCCGCCATTTCGGCGTCGCCTCCGGCGGCTTCGGCAATACACGATTCGAGCAGTGCTTTATCGACCGGCATTCACTATCCTTCCGCCGCCATGGGACGGTTGCGGCTTATCCCGGATGCCTTATCAGCGCCCCGCCTGTCACGCGGTGGTATTGGGCACCGGGGGCTCGGCCGTACCCGGCGAACTGACAATCTGCCTTTGTGCCGCGCGGATCGCTTCCGAAGCGGTGCGGAGAGCCTTGGTAGCCGCCGGATAGCTCGATGCCATCTCCATCAGCTGCGCTTCCGCCGCCCGCAGTATCTGAATGTCCTTGTTCAGCTTCGCGTCCGCCGAACTGTTTTGCTGCGATTGCGCCCCGGAGGGACCGGGCTGCCCCGCGCCGGGAATACGCCCGGACATATCGTCGCCGCCGGTGTCCGGCGGGGGCGGGTTCATACCGGCCATCATGGACGGGGACGCTGACGCGGGTGAGTGAACATCAGGCATCGAAACGTGATACGAACGGTTTTACAAAGGGTTAAATGTTAACGGTTAAAGGAACACCGCCGGATCGGGTAGTCGATTACCTGTCCGGCGGCGATACCTCACAACATCGGCGCTTAACGCTTTTTGCTGCGGTGCTTGCCCCGTCGGCGGTTTGCAGTCTCCTGCACGCCAAAAAGTTCCATGGCATACTCCTTTCCACGACCGCCGGTATATCCGGCTATCGTTACTCACGGAGGAGAGCGGTACGCCACGGCAGTAAGAAAGGCACCCCAAAAAACGCCGAAGGCAGCCCGGTACGGTGGATGACAACACCGTATCGGTCTGCCTTCAGCTGTCAACCGGGAGAAAGGAACCGAACCGTACTGCGTTACTGCCTCTGCCCTGCTGTGCTTCCGGGAGCGCCGGTCGTGCCGCGACGAACGCCCTTCAGCAATGACTGTAAGCTGTATTACAACGGATGTCAAGTGTAACGATAATAATTCATGACGCGCAGGCGACGCTGGATCTGGCCGAAAATGTACTCGGCAACACGCGCAATAAACTCCTCACGATCATCTCCGTCAACAGGCCATCTCTTTCGATACGCCGAAAGACCAAACGCGGCATGCACCGACTCGTGCATTGCAATAAGTTCCAAATTACGTCCACGCACCAGTCGCATAGTACCAATACGACCACGATTGATACGTACATCCTTGGGAAATACAGGACGCCATAATCCCATTGTGTTACGCGCATTTATACCCAGGTGGTAAGACCCACGCGCCATGTAACCCGGTCTACTGAAGACAATGACTTCCAACCAGAGATACTTACGTTTCAGCTCAATCCGATTCACGCGAAATCGATCCAGCTCACCTTTACTCCTTTTGTTCTTCATTGTTTGTAAACTCTACAAACCTACAGGTCGCCATGCGGTTTCGCCTCGCGCGTGATCGACCACACCATGTCCACGGCTTTGCCGTGCGCGAAGTTGATCGACAACTTTCCCGCGTGCCCGAGCTGGTGGATGGTTTCGAGCACATCGGCCATACGGGCGGCGGGCAGGCGGACTTCCTGCACGAGCTTCGCGGAAGGTACCGCGCCGGCCAGACGGGACAGGGAGTGTCCGTTCAGCAGGCTGCCGGTGCTGCCGGTGCTATCTGCTTTTGGACCGCGACCGTTTCCGTTTTCCATGGTAACTGCCGCCCTGCGACTTCTCCTTACGCTTTTCCGACAGCATGATCGCGACGGCCTACTTACGGTTCTTAACCTTCGGCCCGTGTTTGCTGCCGGAATGCAGCCGCCCGGCCTTGTATTCGTGCATTACCTGTGATGACGGCATATCAGCCCCCGTGTTTCCTGTCATCTATTGCCGCGAAGTCCTGGTCGTGCTGTCCCCGCCGCCCTTCTGCTCTATTTTAGGGCTTGCCTGAAACGTCTGCGGATGCCCGCGTCCGCGCCCGCCCTGCCCGCCTTTACCTCCGCCGGTTGCCTGCGCAACCCGTGCCATAATCTCCAGCTGCGCGGTGTAACGCTCCACCTCTGTACGCGCCTCCCGCATCCCGCCTGCGCCGTCGGGCACCAGACATGGCCCAAAGTCTTTGATATCCAGTATCTCCCGCGCCTGCGTCCACCAGGACAACGGGAAACCGAGTTTTAACGCCTGCATCAGCATCAGCTTACGGGTTGTACTGTTGAAATCGTGCAGGCTGTACGGGGTGACGCTGAAAGTGAAATTACGCGCGTGCCACCGGGCGCGCTCAAACTGCGCCACAGCCATGGAAGGCATGCGAACGCCGGTACCATCCGATCCGGCGTTTGGCTGATAGTTCCAGGTGCCCCCCGGCCCCTGCGTCATTTCCAGCCATTTGCCTTTTGCCTGCGGATCTTCCGTTAACGGCACCAGCGTGCCGGGTTCGTAGTCGAAATCCTCTTCGGTAACGCCGTCCGCCCCCAGCATCTGCATACGCCGTTTGGCCGTGGCGAACTGGAACCAGTCCGATTTCCACAATTCGCCCAGCATACGAATGCCTTCTTCCATGTTGCGGGACTGATCTTTCGGCAATGCGCCCATAGATTCGAGCAGGCGCTGCGCGGTGTCGCCGGAAGGGACCTGCCTGGCGCGCGCCATCGCCTGTGTGTCGGCAAGACCCATCTGCTCTTTAAGAATTTCGGGAAGGATCTTCGCCGCAGTCTCTATAATCGCCGGGTTGGTATCGTACCAGTCGCGCGGCATCATGGGAGTCCACTGGCCGGCAGCGGGGTTGAGGTTCATATCGAGCCCCGTGCGCAGACCGGGAATACGAGGGTTGGCTGTTTGCAGCAGGCTCATCGCGGTGCTGTTGCGGTCGAAGAACGCGGGCGGATTCAGACGGCAATTCATCTGGTCGCCGACGCCGCGCCAAAGCTCGATCATCAGTTTTTCGATTGACTGCCCATACCGGGTTACCGGGAAGCCCAGAAAATTCCATGCCCAGTCGTCGGCGCGGAACTGCACAATGGGCACACGGCCGTCCCAGCGGTAGGACGACTGGTGCTCCGGCGCCGGGTTCACCACGCAGGTGTCGGTGCAAATGATCAGGCGGCGGTTCGGGTAGATCAGACAATCTTCCCGGCGCGCCTGCCGACGCTCCGGCACGCCACCCTGCAACATACGTCCGGTCGGGATGTCCTGCCCGACAAACGGAACCGTGTAGCTCCACGACGTGCCCCACTGGCCGTCGGGGCCGCAGATATTCAGCGGATGCCCGGTTTCGTTAACGCTGTCGTCATCTACATAGATGTAATAAACGTCTACGTCATCCCAGGTGTTGGTCTGTTCCGGCTGACGGGCGCCCTGCGAAAATCGTTTCAGTACCGCCGTCGCATACTTTACCGACTGCGCGATCACCATGCCGCGTCCGGCGGTGTTGACACGGGCGGCTTTGATATTGTCGCGCTGCAACGGGAACATCCGCCACACCTGGTGTACCGGCATCCGTTTACGCAGCCCGACCGCGTAGGCGCCCTGAACGGACAGTGACGGCGGAAGCCCCAGAGGGATTACATCCAGAGGTCCGTAAGCGTCCCAGACGATGTCTCCCTCGCCGCGGTAGTAGTAGTTCGGATCGTAACGCGGGCCTATATAGCCGGTGCCGCCGACGCAGGCCCACTGCCAGGCGCGGCGCAGCGCACGGTCGGCAAAAGTAAGGTTTTGCCAGCACAGAAAGCTGTTATTAAGGATCTGATTTTGTTCACGGTACTGTTCGGCTTCCGATTTGAACGACGGGATCATGCGCAGGTTGGTCTGCGCGGCAACGATTTCGCGGGTATTACGCGCCGTAGCCTCTGTCCGTACATTAGACAGCGACTGCACATCGGTGACGAGGAATTCGCCGTTGATAATGTCCATACCGTCGCTGATGTAATTGTAAGCGCTTTGTAATCTTAGATACGATCGACCGTCAGCAAGCATCTGCTGTGTCCAGGCAAACAGGTCCGACGGGTCGCATGCCCGCCATTCCTGCCGCGAACGGTCGTGTTCAAAGGGCTGCGGGCACAGGTAGGCGGTGTCTACAGGACTGTAACCGGGGTGACGGTTCACAGTGTAAGTCTACCCCTTGCCGTAGTTCGGGAACAACCCGCGCATAGCGGTGCCGCCCTCGCGTTCGTAGTGAAAACCGATCACGTCGCGCTGCTGCGGGGGCGTGAGCGCATTCCATACGAACTTCGGCACAGCGATGTAAGTCCAGCGTTCGCCGCCCGAGCGCGTGTAGTAACCGATGGCGTCGATCACCCGAATGGACGTTTGCACCGGGTCGCCGAGCAGCTTTGCGGTGAAATACGGTGACGGCGATCCGTCCGGCAGAGGCGGAAACTGCGTTCCGACTGCGTAATCGACGCCGATTGCAAGGCCCGCTTCATGCGCGATATCGGTTGTAAACGCGCAGGGGTTGTAATTTTCATCCGTCCTGAAACTCATCGCGCTCTTGTCGCTTTCCATCCGGTGTCCTTATCGCAGTAATCCTGCATGTTGCCCTGGGTGAATTCCAACAGCTGCGCGTGAAAATGCGCGTCGAGCGGTTTGCCGTAACGCTTCAGCGTTTTGGCGTCGCTGCGGGCGCGC